TAAAGTTAAAAAAGAATTCATCAGAGTTCAAATCAACCCTGAAACTGACGAAGATGATTTGTTAGGTGGTTTTAGATTAATCAATGGAGAAACTGTCTTCGCAAAAGGCCCTGTCTTAAAAGCAATGGAGAACGGTGCAATATTACTTCTGGACGAAATCGATAGAGCAACAAATAAAATTATGTGTCTCCAAGGTATCCTTGAAGGTAAACCTGTTCTTGTTAAAAAGACTGGTGAAATTGTAAAACCTGCTGAAGGGTTTAATGTTATCGCTACTGCCAATACAAAAGGTAAAGGTTCTGAGGATGGCAGATTTACTGCTGCTTCAATTATCGATGAAGCTTTCCTTGAAAGGTTTACCATTTCAGTTGACCAACAATTCCCTGGTATGGGTGTCGAAAAGAAAATCGTATTGAAACATATGGAAAAGTTCGGTGCAACTGATGATGACTTTGCAGATAAATTGGTTATATGGGCTGACATTATCAGAAAAACTTTTTACGATGATGGTGTGGACGAAGTCATTTCAACAAGAAGGCTTTGCCATATTGTTCAAACCTTCTCAATATTTAACAAGAGAGACAAGGCAATTGACCTATGTATCTCAAGGTTTGATGATGATACCAAATCAGCTTTCTTAGATCTTTACACAAAGGTTGACGAAGATGCATTAGGCGAATATTCTGAAGAGGAGGTAGTGTAATGGCTATTAAATCATGTAGAAAACTTAAATCAACAATAAAAAAACTTCCTATTAGAAATGATTTTAATAATGAAGGTACTTTATTTGGTATGAAAAAATTAACTCTTGATACACTTAGTGTTCAATCACTCACAGGTAATAATACTACTGGAGCGGCTTCTTCGCGTGGCATTTATTGGTGGAAGGTTGATAATAGAGTAATTTATATTGGTAAATCAGAAAAACCAGGCTCTTCTATTTCGCATAGACAATCTTCTCATTTTAATACGTTTAGAAATCAAGAGTCTACTAGAGAAGCAACTGGGAAAAAATTAAAAGAGTTTATGGAAAAATGCGAATTATCAGAAATAACAATATCAATTTTTTATATTTCAGAAGATGATGAGGCAACTATATGTGCCTATGAAACACGAGCTATAGAAGAGTATAAACCAATATTAAATAATTAGTAATATGTTTAGTAAAAAGAAACAAAAACCAGATTTTAAATTTAACGAGGGAGCTCTGATTGAAGAGCTCCTGAATTATGTAAGTAAAACCTATGATGGTCATTACAGTAAAAACAAATTTCAATCAACGGAATTTATAATTGACTGTGACCATGGTATGGGTTTTGCTTTAGGGAATGTACTAAAATACGCACAGAGGTATGGCAAAAAACAAGGATACAATAGGGCTGACTTATTGAAAATACTACATTATGCCCTTATCGCATTACACGTACATGATAAAAATGAAAAAGAGGGTTTACAATGACCTCTTTTTATGATATAATAGTAACTATTAACTATGGAGAATAATATGCAATTATCGCAAGATACCATCGCGGTATTAACTAACTTTGGAAGTATCAATTCCAATATCGTCCTCAGACCAGGACAACAGCTAAAGACTATATCTGAAGCTAAAAACATTCTGGCTGTGGCTGATATTGTAGAGGATTTTCCTGCTGATATGGGTATATATGATTTAAATGAATTTTTATCTACCTATTCATTGGTTGATGACGCAACACTAGTGTTCGAGGATAACTCGGTTCAAATTAAAAATAATACCAATAAGGTAAAATTTTATTTTGCAGAACCAAGTATTCTGACAACACCAGATAAAGATATCACAATGCCTAGCTGTGAGGTTAATGTCGTTCTAACAGAAGAGATGTTATCCAAAACTAAAAAGGCTGCTTCTGTATTGGGACACACTGATGTCGCCATTATAGGAGACGATGAATCAATATCTGTGAAGGTATTTGACACTAAAGATTCTAGTGCCAATACTTTTGAAACCGAATTAGGACCAAATACAACTGGTCATAAGTTTTCGTTCGTGATGAACATATCTAATATGAAAATCATTGACGGAGAGTACGATGTACAAATATCATCTAAATTGATTTCAAAGTGGACTAATAAGAACAAACCAATATCTTATTTTATCGCTTTAGAAAAATCAAGTTCATTTGGTGTATAAATACATTGTGAGTAATAAAAAGATGCCGAAAGGGTCTTTTTATTTTGTTAACTATCTTTGCAAAGGAGAAACAAAATGGCAGAAGAAGTGAAAAATGAAAACGCTGAAACAGAAGCAGTTCAGTTGTCTTTACAAGACATCGCTACTATGGTACAAATAATTGATATTTGTTCTAAAAGGGGTGGATTTGAAGGTCAAGAACTAGAAGCAGTTGGTGGATTAAGGAACAGAACAGTTACTTTCCTCAACGCGGCATCTAAAAATGGCGAAACACCTGAGGGTCAAGTACCTGAAGTTGAAGCTGTTGAAGAAGATTCAGCAGAATAAATTATGGGGAGGCTTCTGTCTCCCTACTTTTACATTATAGGATATATTATGGAAACAAATGAAAAAGCCAAATTGCTCGAGGCTTTACAAACAGGGCATGTCACAGTAACATTCAAAAAAATAGATACAGGCGAATTAAGAATAATGCCATGTACTCTAAAACCAGAAACTCTACAAGAGGCTGGTGTCACAATATCAATAGATTATTCAGCAACAGGAATGGAAGCATTTCCGGTATGGTCATTAGACAAAAATGCATGGAGAAGTTTCAGGTTGGACACAGTTGTTCAATGGGATACTAATTCACCAAGTCAATTCAGAGTCGTAGATGATGCTGGAGTTGATATGGAAACAGGTAAAATGGTATGAATGAATATTTATGGGTTGAAAAATACAGACCTCAGACAATAGAGGACACAATACTACCTGTAGCCTTAAAGGATACATTCAGACAGATACTAGAGAATAAAGAATTACCAAATTTGTTATTCACTGGTACTGCAGGGGTAGGTAAAACAACAGTCGCTAAGGCAATATGTAATGAATTAGATTTGGATTACTTATTAATCAATGGTTCTGAAGAAGGTAACATTGATACACTTAGGCACAAAATTAAACAATTTGCATCAACTGTAAGTTTACAGGGTGGATACAAGGTGGTGATTTTAGATGAAGCAGACTATCTAAACCCCCAGTCCACCCAACCCGCACTTAGAGGATTCATTGAAGAGTTTAGTAACAATTGTAGGTTCATAATGACCTGTAATTTTAAGAATAGAATCATTGAGCCATTACATTCTAGGTGTTCGGTTGTTGAATTTAATGTCAAAAAGAACGACCTAGCTGAACTGTGTTCATCGTTTATGGCCCGTGTAACCACTATCCTTAACACAGAACAGTGCGGGTACGATGAGCCTGTTATCGCAGAGCTCATTATGAAGCATATGCCAGACTGGAGACGTGTTCTTAACGAACTACAAAGGTATTCTTTATCTGGTAATATTGATTCAGGTATATTGGTTAATATACAAGAGGTATCGCTAAACAATCTAATGGCAGCGATGAAGGATAAAAATTTTAAACAAATGAGACAATGGGTAACCGATAACATTGATGTTGAACCTGCTGCTCTATTCAGAAAGATATATGACAATATGTACGAACATGTGGACCCACAAAGTATTCCACAACTAGTGCTTATATTGGCTGATTATCAATACAAGAATAGTTTTGTGGCAGACCATGAATTAAATATGGTTGCATGTTGTACTGAAATTATGGCAGGAGTGAAATTTAAATGAAAAAATATATAATTAATCCAATTACAGGAGAGGAAACAATCCTCGAAGATACAGACCCAACTTGGAACGTGGTTGAAATACATTACAGTGGAGAGGATAAAAAGTATAGAGCAGTTCAATATAACACCACTAAAGTTATTATTGCTGAAAGAACTTTTAATACAAAAGAAATGGCAGAGGCTTATATCTCTCAACAATCATGAGTCCATTTGATTATATAAACGATATTACCTATGGCAAAAAAGGTATCATGGTTGATGATATTGCAGAAAAAGAATATAATGCATTTATCATTAATCGTGGACTCTCTATGTACCCAGATACTATTCTCTTTGCTAATGAGATGAATATACATCATAATCTAGACCATCGGCTTCAGTACGATTTTTTTATAAATATAATTAGAAAGAACAAAAGGTGGTCGAAGTGGATTAAACCACAAGAGGTCACTAATATTGAACTAATTAAAGAATATTATGGATATAGCAATGAAAAAGCTAAATCTGTTTTATCATTATTCAGTGCAGAACAAATCGCTGATTTGAAACAAAGGATTTACAAAGGTGGAAAACGAAAATAAAGAAATCACAAATTGGCAACCAACTGATATGTTGGAAGTCACACTCAATGAACCAGACGACTTTTTAAAAATACGTGAAACATTAACACGTATTGGAGTCGCATCACGCAAAGACCAAAGACTGTATCAATCTTGTCATATATTACATAAACAAGGTAGATACTTCATCGTACATTTTAAAGAACTCTTTTTACTAGATGGTAAACCAAGTAACTTGGTAACTAATGATTTGGAGAGAAGGAATACAATTGCAACATTGCTTGCTGATTGGGGTTTAGTTACCATAATAAACTCAGCTCAAGCAAAGCCATTGGCTCCGTTAAGACAAATTAAAGTAATTCCATTTAAGGAAAAGAGTCAATGGGAATTGTGTCCAAAATATAATATTGGTAACACAAATAAAGATTAAGCTATTGTTTTCTTAACAACCTTGTTTAATCTACCAGATTTCATAAATTTATGAAATTTTTTAAAATAGTTTTTTATTAAATTCATATTATTATTTATACACGATAGGCAAACTATTTGTATAAATAA